ACAGCAGAACAGTATGAAGAAATTACGGGAGAGGAATACGAAGAAAGCACCAATTAAGGTGTATTTTTTTTAATTTGATACATAAAGGGCTTACCTGAAGGTAGGTCCTTTTTATATTGTTTTTTGAAGTGGAGGTGGCATACATGCCTGGAGCCGAAATTGCACAGTACGGTATAGGATTTTTTGCCGTTGCCGGGCTTTTATATGTCGTAACGAAATTTTTAGACAAAAAGAAGGATGCAGGGATTACGGAAGTCATTAAAAACAACACAAAAGCTTTGGAACAGGTAACTTCTGTAGTTCAGGCTATCCAACTTTCACTCACACGCCAGGAAGCCAAAATTGATGAGCTGTTGGATAGGGCAAGGAGGTGAGTATTACGAATTACATAGTGGACCACATACCCAAAACAACACCTTACAAACGTCGCCCTGGCATTGCTTTGACTCCGCAGTATATTACGATACATTCGACAGCGAACCTAACCAGTACGGCAAAAAATGAGCGTGATTGGTTGGTCAATAAAAACAACACAGTTACGGCAAGCTGGCATATTGCAGTGGATGAAAATCAGGCTGTAGAAGCTATACCTTTGAATGAAGTTGCTTACCATGCTGGCACCAAAGCAGGGAACAACTCCAGTATTGGCATTGAGATCTGTGAAAGTGGAGACAGGCAAAAGACTCTGCAAAATGCAGCTCAATTGGTTGCAAAGCTGCTGAAAGAGCGCGGCTGGGGAGTGGACAAGCTTCGCAGACACTATGACTGGAGTGGTAAAATATGCCCTCGGATTTTCTATGATAACGGCAAGTGGACAGGTTGGGAACAGTTTAAGGAAGCTGTTCAAAAGGAACTTTTCGGAGGTGATAACATGACACAGGATAAAAATCAGCCTTCCGACTGGGCAAAGGAAGCGTGGGAATGGGCTAAAAAGGAAGGTATCACAGACGGAACGGATCCGCAGAGAGTTGCCACACGTGAAGAAGTCATAACCATGCTTTACCGTTGTTTTAAGAAGGTGGGCAAATAATGAAATTCTCGAAAGCAATAGTGACATTGGTTATATTGCTTAATGCTATTTTTACAGCTATAGTACTTTTTATTTTTTATAGGACCCAAGTTGAGCCGATGACTCTAATTGGCGCCTGGTTCAGCTTCACTACGGTAGAGCTTTGGGCACTAGCCGGAATAAAGAAAAAGGAAGTTGAAAAAGGAGATGAAAAGGATGAGTAACCTCAAGCAAAAGCTGACAAGCCGTAAATTCTGGGTAGCCGTTGCAACGGCTATTTTTATTATCCTTTCTGAGGGATTAGGTTGGAATATAGATAGCGATCTGTACTGGAAGTTAATTACTCTTGTTCTCGGTTATATCTTTGGTGAAACAGCAGCTGATATCGCGAGAGCGAAGAGCAGTGAAAACTCAAATACATAAATCCTCCCTGTTGCACTTGCCCCGGCTTAGGCCGGGGTAATTTTTTTGTTCATATTCGAACAGGTGTTTGCTATAATAACCTATGGGTGATTCTATGAAAACTCTCATGCAACCCATAGACATGATTTCCTGTACTTACATGAACGGCGGAGCTCCTCAGCCTATCAGATTCAAATCGAAAGGCAAAGACGGCCATGACGTTGTAGTGTCCATCGACAGAGTTGTCTCTATAGAACTTGAAAAGTTCGCTGAAAATCCAATGTACCGATATACATGCAGGGGAATTATTTCAGGGAAAAAAACGGTAGTTTGAGTTGAAATTCGAGATTAACACTTGTAAATGGTTATAAAATAAGCCGATTCAGCTACATTTTTCTCTTGTTGAAATTGCCCCGACTTCGGACGGGGTTTTTTGTTTTGTTTCCATTAATAGAGTATAATTTAGATTAAGTTAATTGTTTACAATTTGTTTATAAGGAGGATAATTATGTTGACTGATTTGTACAATGAAATCGATGCACCAGAATTGAAAGGTAAGGATATTGTACTTCCTGAAGATTCAACATTATATCTTTCTGAACGTGGCGAGTTATTTGCTTTTACAGGTATTTATAAAAAAGATATTAAAAGGGATGTACTTTTTGAAAGCTGGCCTTATTACCTTGTTGGCAAACACACAAAGAACATTGATAAGTATATGAATGGCCTATTTCGTATTAAAAAAGGATGTATTCTTATATCTGCATTCCTTGATCATGAAATATATGCAGATAAAAAATATAAAAAGCTTACTGATTATTATATTAAACTACCAGTAGCAAATGATTGATATTTTGGTGTTGTTAAAAGGGAAGGAGATGAATTAATAGAAGATGAAGAGCTGACTCGGCAATGCTTTGGATTAACTTATGCTGAGTTAAGTTATTTTTTAAAAATATATGCTGAAAAAATGGGTATCTTGAATCAATATGTGCAATATCCACGAATAACTCGGTCAATGAATAAAGATATTTTTGTGATATTACTGGATTGTGGATTCCACCTAAATTTCCTTATATTACCTTCAATAAGGAGTATGATTTTTCCCATGTTTCATTATATGGTTTTTATCGTTTTATAGGAGCAATGCTTTCCACTGGTTTCAACATTATTCAGAGACTTCTTGAAGATAAGTCTTTCTGTACAGAAATAATAAAGCAAATTAAAAAGGTAAATGATTATTTTCCTTTTGATATTAAAGCAACCCGTGAATATATATGGCCAATGAATATCTTAAAACTATAAATCACTGATAACCTAATGGCACCAATTCTTACGTACAATAAGGTTATCAATGTTTTTTTGGTAACTTGGGATATAATACAAGCTCAAATTCGTCAGGCCTGTTATGCCAACGTCCATTGACTGTTTTAGTATATACGGCTTTATCCAGCACTTCTTTTAAAAGCTTATTTTTAATAGCCGGATCTTCTGTAGTTTTATATAATTCAAGAACATTTTCAATTTTCGGAATAATATTTTTTTTGCTTTCTTCTCTCATTTCTTCCCGGTGCAGTTCCTGGATAAGTTTCTCTTTTGCCTGCCTGGCCTCCTTTATTCTCTCATTAATGATTTTTGACCGTTCCAGGAAGGTTTCAGTTGAATATATACCCTGTTCAAGCAGATCATATATGTTATTCATCTGTTTTTCAAGGGTTGTAAGCTCTTCATCAATCTTTTTTATATTTTTCTTCATCACTTCTATTTGTATGTCTTCACCGGGTTTTTGCTCGTCCATCAGACCCCAGTCTAACTTATAATTTCGGAGCCATTCTTCCAGAGCCGATAAAAGGTGCTCTTCTACATAAGATAGTTGTGAACTTACGTTACTGCATGCTGTACTTGGGCACATGAGTGTATCGGGTTGCCCGTTGCTATACGGCCTGCGTACCATCCGGCGGCCACATACACCGCATACAACTATACCGGCTAAAGGATTTTTTATTCCTGTGTCTTTTGGGCAAGGTTTCGGCGGATTCTCGGCAAGGTATTCCTGGGCAATATTCCAGGTTTCGATATCTATAATAGGCTCGTGCAATCCATCAACAAGGATCCAGTCTTCAGGCTTTGCTCTTGGCCGTGTTTTTTGCATTTTGCCGTCAACCATTTTCTTTATTTGTGGCCTGAAATTCCAACGGATTTTTCCGATATAAACCGGGTTCCTCAATATCGTTTGGATAGTGGATGGTACCCATACATCGCCTTTTGCCGGCGGAATATGAAGTTCATTTAATTTGCGTACAATAAGGGATACTCCAAGTCTCTCAAAACTGCCATCCGCTTGGCGTTCACCTTTAGTATACAATTCAAAAATCATTCTTACTATATCAGCTTGTTCAGGATGAGGAACCAAGGTATATCCTTTTTGTCCTTCAAGCTTCTTGCGTATATATCCATATGGCGGTTTATTTCCGACCCATTTTCCTTCTTGTACGGACGCAACACGTCCACGCTGCAGCCTGCGGTTAATTACCTTGTATTCTCTTCGTGACATAAAAAGCCCAAACTCAAAGTATTCCTCATCAAACTCATTATTTGGGTCATAGATCTTCATAGGAGTAATAATTTTTGTTCCGGTGTATTTAAAAGTTTGGGCTACTATACCCTGGTCTATGGTATCGCCACGGGCAAGCCTTTCGACTTCCATGACGAGTACGCCTTCCCACATGCCTTGTTCGACATCCGAAAGGAGCTGCTGCATAACCGGGCGTGCTGCAATGGTTTCTCCGGATACAATCTCTCTGTATATTTTTGTCACATTGATTTTTAGCCTTTTTGCCAGTTCAAGCAATGCCTGTTCATGACGTTTCAGGGTTTCACCTTCGCCACGGGCTTCAGCTTCAACATCAGCCCGAGATTTCCTCAGATATATGCAGTACATGCTATCACCTTATTTGAGAATATAATCAGGATCCAACCATTTATCCAAGTAGTCATTAAGCACTCTTTCATTATATGCATCTAAACTTTTACGGTATAAAACTTCATAGCTGTCTATATGTCTGGTTATGAGAGAAGTAATCTGCTTAGTTTCACGATATATAGTATTCCTTTGAATGTATTTGGTTTTGAGTCTACCTATAAGGAATTGAAACCCTCGAAATTATTTGGGAAATTTCGTCCTCCTCAGTTTTGAGTCTACCTATAAGGAATTGAAACGACTT